GGATATGCCTCACGAATGAAGTTCACATCCTTGTTCAGCAGGAATGTATAGGACGTATCCGGGTTTATGACCGCCATCGAATAGACCGCCAAAAAATCACCGGGACAGGCTAGGTACTTGTTATTAGCGGACAGGGTTCCCGTTACGTTTGCACGAAGTGATGGAAACTGGATGGTGTTGTATATCCGCTGTTCTGCTTGGGTAATGAATGTATTAACCTGCTCCGTGCTGGTCAGGGTCGCTGCACTAGACGAAGTCGATCCAGCACTATCGGTAAAGACAGTAGCTGGGAAGTCATTCTCTAAGTAGCCTTTTACAGCCATGAACAGCGCGGAGTAGTTCATTATTTACGCCATTGGCCCACGGGCCATTTTTCCTTTGGTCTGCGCCTTACCGCCGCGCACCACAATCCCCGAAGTCTTGGCGGTATCCGGGTATCCAGCGCCCTTGGGAAGCGGGTTCGTATTGGGCTGCGGCTGCTTGTAAGTCACGTTCTTTTTCATTACCGGCTCCGTTGGTTGTTTACACGGGCCATGTTACGCCCAACCGCCTTCATATCCCCGGAAGTTGGCCCACCGCGTTTCAAGGCCAGCTTGGTGCCTTTTCCGCCCTTATGTTCTTGCATATCGTGCTGTTTAAACGCTTTCTTGATCATGGCCTTGTCTTGCGCCATATCCATTTTTTCTTTAGCCATCACATTCTCCTAGTTGACTACCCAGTAGGTTACGTCCGTAGGGACATGGTTTATGTTTGCCTTAATCGCCAAGTAGTACCCACCGCTATACGAAACAGAGTCTTTGGGGGCATAGCTGGTTGTTGCACTCCATGCCGCCACATTAAACATGACCGTTCCTACTTCCCCCAATGAGGTGAGATAGTTTGGAGTAAGCCCTATATCTTCCGAAGAACCACCTCCAACCGGCTTCCAGCCCCATTGGTAAGTCCTGCTCCCGCCTTCGGGGTATCCAGCGGTTCCGGCAACTAGCTGCAACCCGTTAGTTCCAGAGGAATTATAGCTTGTGTCCGGTCTTGGATTACGCAACGCTTGGGGGTCATTTACCGGGTACATACCCAGTTGCAGTTGTGGTTGGTCTGGCTCCCAACAGGACTGACAAACCAAGATATTCACGTTCTTGGTCTTGACTACCAAGCCCTTGAGTTCTGATAGCTTAAACCGGAAGCCGCAGCGGTCACACTCCGCTATCGCAAACTTGCCAGATGCAAAGTTAACGGGCATTTTCTAGCTTATGTACATCTGGCGAGGTACAAACCGGACAGCCGCCTTCTCACGGTCTTCGCTTGCAGCCATTGCAAACTGCTCTTCATACTCAGCTTTAAGCATCTGCACTCTGGCTTCAGCACCGGGTAGCTTCATGGACAGGTAAAAAGCCAACCCAGCCACCAAGCAAGGCAGAAACCTGAACGGGATGTCTTCCCCGTTTACACCGTTACCCGCGTCCTGCATCCTGCGGAGCCTCCAGTACACGAAGGTATAGGTCTGGCTGCTGTCAGGCGTGGGCCAGACGTTGATTGCTGGCAGGTTGACCACATAGATAGCCGTAGCCGTTGTGTGCGCCGCAGCGGTGGTATTAGCCTGTCCACGGACACAGTTCTGTAGGTCTGTACTGGTCGTTCCACTGTAGTAGATGATCTCTGAGTCAATCTTAATGTACCCGGCACTTGCCAGACCTACCGTAGTACTCAGGGTAATCGTCGTATCAATAGCAGTCAGAGTCTCATTTAGCGTGATCGTCGTAGTAGCCGTAGCACCAGACTGACGGTTGATCCAGACCTGAATCGGCCTTCCCGTGGCATTTTTGTTGGGGATCGTTGCAAAGGTAGATTCACTGATCCGGCTGATATTGATGTCAGTTTGATTGGTAGCTGTCCCAGTGCGGATAACCATATCCAGCAGGTCTATTGTGTCTGTAGGGATGGCGTAGGTACTCTGCCCAGAAGCCAAGACAATCTGTCCTTGCTCCACCGTCCACATATTCAAGCCACGGTTTGCCCACTCAATTGTGAGCAGGTTAATGCTCCTACGGGCGGTACGCATATCGTACCCCGTGCGTAACTCTTTGCCGCAACGCTCAAAAGCCTCTTCACACAGGTTATTGAGGTCTAGGTTAAACGCAACAGTACCTGTGGTGTTGTAGGCCATTATCTATTTCCTATACGCAGCAGTTTTTTTAGCCACATTCTTAGGTTGAGCCACAAACTGTTTACCTGCGGCCTTTCCTTCACGTTTTGCTTTGGTGGTTGCAGCGTACTCTTGTGAGGATAGGGACTTGATTGCTGCTTCTGGTAAATACCTCTCCCCTGTCGCCTTACTACCCTGCGTAGATGGTTTGCCACTCTTGGTTCGCCATTTTTGATCAGTCCATGATTTCAATGACTGCTGGGAAGGTTTAATCACGATACCCGCCGCCAGACTTTTTGTATTGCAAAGCCATCATTTGCGCTTTACGGGCTGACCATTGCCCCGGCGCACCACCCTTACCGCCAGCCTTGACGCGGTTAAAGATACTCTTACGCAGACCGGGCTTGGTGTAGTTACCCGCTTCGTTGACTTTGCTTACAGACCCTCCAGAGGCATACAAAGATACCGGCGCGTCCCCATCTTTCTTCTTGATGGTTCTAGCCTTTGGAACTTTAGAGGGGGCTATATCCCCCATTCCTCTGGAACTCATCATAATCCACTCCAACTGTGGGTGTTCCCGTACTTATCCGTGCCCCCCGGCTTTACCCAAGTAACCAACAGCAGGGGCCACTTGAACGTGCGGAACCGAAAGCGTATAAAACGCCACGGGGTAATAAAAAGCACTATCGCATGGTGCCCAGCGCACTTGTTGCCGTGATAGCACTTCCCCCACACAAAGGATGCGCGTAGTGACATATCAGCCCCGCGTCTTACCGCGTTGAGCAATGCCGTCCGCACGGCGCGAAGCAGAACCTACCGAACCGCCAGCAGCCATACGGATGATGGTGCCTTTGGTCTTGCCACGGGACTCAATGCCGCCACCTTTGGCAAACTTCATCTCCTTGGCTTCTTTCTCTTCATGCTTCACCATCGAAGCGGGAGCGCCCTTCTTCTTGAAGAACGCAATCTCTTTGTTCATCATCTTCCCATCCGGCATCTTGTGCATACCGGCTTTAGAAAATTTCATAAGACCTCCTCTAGCGTATTCATTACCACGGCGTTTGCCAATAAATGCGTCATTTACGTCGGCCTGTTGCTTTGCACTGCGGCGGTTTGCAAACCTAGCTTTACGTTCCGCCGTTGAGGAAAGTACGTCTGCCCTACGCATCCGCTCGGCATTAAGAGTGTAAGCCCCTTTAGCCAGTCTACCCGCTGGAATAAGAGTAGCAGCAGTAAGCATTCCTTCCCCCAACCGCTCTGTGTTCTCTTCTTTTTGAGCCGCTGACGGCATGTTCTTTGATACCTTATCTACCCTTCCGGTTACCGCTTTTGTATTACGCGATTCGTCTTCGTTAACAGCGCCGAAGTCATTTCCATCCGCAGCCATTTGTTTGGGGGCTGTCGGAGAGTCAGTCTTAAGCATTGCGGGGCGTGTGAAAGTACGCCCTGTTACCGCACCGGCGTTAGTTTCATTAGAAGGTATAGGCCTAGCTGACTGTGTTGCTTCGGGGGTTTTAGACGTTGCTGGAGCAATTGCTGGTTTCTTATTCGCCGTAAAAGTGCGCGACTCCCCTCCACCCTCTGCCTCATCAGAATATTTAGTTTTACCTGCCACAAACGCAAGCGCCCTAGCGCGGGTATCGTCGTCGATGTTTTTATTTGGGCCTTCAGTAATTCCGCCTTCCTCAAACCGACGAACCTTGCCGCCTTTTTTCATGCCCATTGGGGCGGAAGGAGCGGAGGGTGCCATACCTGCACCCATGCGGGGGCGGCGACGAGCCATCATGTCAGCCATAACGTTTGGAATTTTTTTGCCCATCATGGTTGCACCACCTTTTTGAAATTTGCGGCCTTTATCGGCAGCGGAAAAGTCTTTGCCTACGGATTGAGGAACACCAGCTTTCTTAGCAAATGCTGGGTTATGGGCCACCGCTTCCATAAAGCGATGCTGCTTGGCTGATGTACTAGGCATATAGCTTGCCAGCAGGGAGGGGCGCGTAACCCGTCACACCCAAATTCTTGGTCATACCATCCTACCTTTGGTCTTGCCGCGTTGCTCAATACCACCACCGCGAATGGAGCCGCCTTTGGCAAACAACTTATCACCCATTCCGGTCTTAGTAGTTTTAGCTTTTTCTTCCAAAGCGCGAGTCTTAGCGTCCACCACATCTTGATAGTTAGATGGGGGCTTCTCCGCTTTCTTAGCCATCTCGTTATCTACTTTGCGTACATCCGCTTGGCTTGCAGCCATATCAATCTCCTAACATTTCCAAGCCCGAAGGCTTTGTGTTTAAATATTTTTCCCACTTTGGGCTATTGCAGGATGCATACAAGTATTGCGCGGCAAACTCCAGAAGCGTTGGATCGTCTCTAAAATGCCCTAACCCGCGATTGCAATGGTTGCAAAGCATTCCACGAACTTGACCCGTTACATGATCATGGTCAACCACTAACTTACCCTCGTCGCCGCAAATAACACACTGCAATACAGAGGTCTTAATATCCTTCAAACTTGCGTCCGACATAACTGTTCTGTGTTTACCGCGACAGTTTTCGCTTCTGTATGTAGCGCGACAATTGCGACACCAACTATCAAACCCAGATTTGGTTTTGTTGTGCAAAGGAAAATGTACCGCATCAAGCGGTTTTGCTTCTTTGCAATGAGTGCAATGTTTGGTTAGCAATTCCATGCTTTTAAGGATAATGCTTTCCGTGTGGGCTTACCATTAGGTTTTTTCATTGGCCCCTCCATCCCCGTCATCCTCGCGCAAAAAGACTTCCTCCTGCCAGCGTCTTTTTCTGTTTTCGGATGCGGAGCGGGTGGCTTCAATCCGGGCTTTCCGGGATTGGCTGCGTTGTAGGAAGCCCTCCCCTTCGCGTTCAGGCCACCCTTCTGATTCTTGCCTTCTTTTCTTGTCCATGCTGCACTCATCCTTGCTAACCCTCCACCCACACAGTTTTAGGGTAAACGTCTGCCGTATTTTCTACGGAATTACACTTTTCACAAACATGAACATACGGAGTATTGGAATACTTTGTATTCAAGGTGTGTTTAAACTCACCACCACAGTCACACATCAACCGCTGTACAGTCCAAGTGATTGGAGCGGTTTTTATCACGCCGCGTTACTCATAGTTTGATCTGCCAGCATGGACGGGTACAAGATGTCATTACCAAAGTCGCTCTTGTACTCCATCACGCCTATATGACCCAGCTTGATAGTCGGGTCAACCCATACCTCAAACCCAGCATCACGCGCAC